ATTTTTCTTCCTCACAATTCTTCATAATTTATAATTTTCAAAAATGCCATTCTTTTAAAATATTATATCAGAATAAACAAGTGTTTTCTATATGTCACTGTAACTGCCAACAATAAAATCCTCAGTCTCTCTGAGGATTTTATTCTTATCAGTTTTGTATGGCAGGAACTATCCTTCAGTTCCTGCCACTGCTTATACATTGAAATCAATGCTTTGTGTAATCACTATTCCTGATTGGAACTGTAGCTCGATTTTATTCT